TTCAGTAGATTCTTCTTCCGATTTTATCGAACACTTTGGTATCAAGGGTATGAAGTGGGGCTTTAGAAAGCAACGAATTTCTAAAGTGAAGGCTCGACGTCGAGCTAAAAACTCTGCTAAAACTTCTGCCAAATGGAAAAAGAAATATCAGAACCGGGCATCGATGTCTGATAAAGATATTCGTAAAGCAACTGAACGGTTGCGGTTAGAAAACGATTTTGCAGAACAAATCAAACGTAACGCTCAAGTTACTATGAAACCTGCTAAGAAAGACAGCTTCTTCCGCGATATTGCTAAAACAGTTGTTGGTTCCGCTACTCAAAGTACTGTTAAGAAATCCATTGATTATGGATTTAATAGCGTAACAGGTGGTAATAAGAAGAATTAAGTAAGGGAGTTAATTTTTGGTACTTTCTAACAAAGCATATCCGGAAGAGTACATGAAATTTAAGGAGCAAGTTCTTAGAGGTGAAATTCCGGTCAATCGGATGGTATCACTGGAAATGAACCGTATCGATTTCTTAATCGAGTCGCCGGATTATTACTATGATAGTAAAGCGATTGAGGGCTTTGTAAGATTTTGCGAAAATGAGATGACCCTCACCGACGGTAGTGACGTAACTCTTCTGCCGTCGTTTAAACTCTGGGCAGAATGTGCCCTCGCATGGTTTTATGTCTCGGAGGATAAGGTTTATAACCCTAAACTCGGTAAATGGGAGATAAAATCAAAATTTAAGCGACTTGTCAATAAACAATTCTTAATTGTCGGACGGGGAGCTGCGAAATCAATGTATTCTACGTACATGCAAGCTTACATGTTACTTATAGATACAGCTACAACACACCAAATCGTCTGTGCCCCTACAA